CACCGACAGGAACTTGCGTTGTTGTCGCGTTAACAATGGAACTATATACAGGGTTGCCAGAGCCATCTTTTGTTGCATTGCCGCTATAATCAACAGACCTTAGCTTATAGTATCGAGTTACTCCAACCGCTAGATTGGTATCAGTAAAGTTTGTCCCTGCACTCTTTCCGATTAGGGTATAAGTACCACTAGAGGAGGTTGAGCGATAAACATCTACGTGACTAAAATCATCAACGGTGGGATTAGTCCAGTTAATAGTTATTTGTTCAAACTCGCCACTTGCAGATACAGATGAAGGAGCAGAGGGAGCAGTGGTGTCAGTAGCCGCAGTAGGCGTTGCATCTCTTGTAAGACTTTGAACACCTAAACCATTAACTGCCTTTACGCGAACATTGTAAGACGCACCATCTTGCAAATTAGTTATTTGGAATGGAGACGTTTTTGTTGCTTGAGAAAGGTAATCACCTGACCCTGTTCTCCACTCAACTATGTAATGATCGACAAAGGCATCAACAGAGGCAGGCCAAGTAACGCTAAAATAAGGTCTGAATGTACCATCTTCACCCATATAGCTATCAGGGGCAACGGCAATACTTGCAGGTCTTTCGGTAAAGCTGCCGTCATATAGATCAACTTCACCTCCACCTAGAAAAACCTCTTCATCAGTAGAACTCCAATCCCACACAGAGGATGCGGTTTCTATTGCTTGCACATTAATAATTATTTCACCAGAACTATCAAAACTTGTTGAATAGCCAGTAACCTCAAATACTTTTTGGCTATACCCAAGTCGAGCATTGGTAATATTAATATTATCGCCTACGTTAAATCTTAAAGCAGACAGGTTACAAGCCATCGTAATAGCTTCTTGCTGCCTGGATCGCAATAAAGCAAGCCGCGCAAGTCTTTGAGCGCGTATGTTATTCACTGTTAAAGGCAGTGGCATATCAAGATAAATCTGTTCGTCATCTTCTGCTAAGAATAATGACGCAGTACCTGAACCTGATCCTGCTCCTGTTGCTGTAAAATTTAAACCAACGGTATTTGCAGACGCACCGATTGCCGTAAAGTCCGTTCCGTCGATAGTTAATATTTTATAGCGATCACCTGTAACAAAAGACCCTGCTGTAGTTTTTGATAATTGTGCAGGGTAATCAGCTAAAACGTAGTTATCTTCTTCAGACAGAAACACGCCTTTTACTGCATTGTATCCGTTGCGTCTTGACTGTTTAGTTTGTACTTTAATTTCGCCAAGTATTTGTGATTCATCAATAGTTACCGTTGGCGCAACGTATTTACCTGCATGAATCTCAAATTTACCACTAGCATAAATTAAACGCCCAGCCATCGAACCAACCATTAATTCAATGTTTGATTTTAACGAATCGCCAGTATCAATAACTCCGTCTATCGTATAACGTGGCTGAGTCCCACCTGCGGCTAGAGCGACAGTCTCATTACATACGCCAAAAGCGGTGTTGATAGAAGCAATATTAGATGCCGACTCGCCTAAACCATACTTAGTGTCAGTTAAATAATCTCTTAAACACAATGCAGGGTTCTGCGACCATACAGGAGAGGAGTTATTAGGATGCCAAACCTTTTTGCCGCGTACCACACTAGAGATATTTGGCAGACCTTGGGCAAATTTCTCTTGGTCATAAGTTAGCTTGACCACCATGTAAGCGGTATCGAGTAGTATATGATTAGATGTCCATTTTGTAGATGCGTTATCTAAGCCTGAATCTACTGTTGTTTGATTACCTAAATGGAAACTTAAATCAACATAAGGTGAAGTGCTTGAATTTCCATTCGTAGCCCAAGCTGATGTGAAATTACCACCACTCCAAATCTTTTCATCGTTAAACCAGACTTCTTCATAGGCATCTATCTCATGCCCTGCAATCGCAGTAACCAACCAGAGGTATTTGTTATCAGTGCCAGTAGATTCAAGGTAGACAACATTGCCGCCCACACGCGCACGACCATAAATAATTTTGCGAGAGGATGCTGCATCTCTGGTCATTACAGATCGGCCACCCATTTGAGCGCCTAAATCTAGCTTTGGCGTTAAAGCGCGCGTGATCATCGACATACCAGCAACAATGCCAAAAGCTAACCAGCTAAACGCCCCTGTCACTATAGCCGTTGATGCGCCCGCTACAATTCCTGCAATTAACGATAGTGCCATACTTAACCCTTAAAGCATTTAGAGTAAATGCGCTCTATTAAATTAAATCCCATGCCAAGCATTAAGCTATCAAATGGGATATGAACTTTAGTATTGATGTTTAAAAGAGAGATGCCATTTTCACGGCAATGATCTTCTGCGAATTTAATTAATTTGTAACCCGTTGCCCCTGCCCTAGAATCAGGCAACACGAAAACAACATCATTATTTGCAAAGACATGATCTTTGTAATGAAGGCTTTGTGATACAACCAGTACACAATAGCCAACTAACTCGCCTTGATTTCTGGCAGTGAATATTCTTAGTATCCCTGCTGCATCTAACTCTGCGTACTTCTCCCAATCAGGATTTAATTTAATTGTTCCTTGATTAAGAGCAACTAATTTCCAGTGTTTTTCTAGCAGAGGTTTAATATCTTCTTTTACGTTAGCTAGGCATTCGTGAGCGATAATCAAGCTGTATTCCAACTACCATTATTACCTGCACCACCATTAACGCCAGAACCTCCTGCACTACCACCTGCTGCGCCTGTTGCTCTTCCCCAGATAATTTCTTTCTCTACAATGGCAGTTACAAACTCAAAGCCTTTGTCTGTAGGGTGATCAATCTTTTGATCTTCTGCTGTATAGCGTCTAATTTTTGATCGCTCAAAGGCAATAAGTTTATTCTCTACAGATACCGAAATAGTTGAGGAATCCCCTCCCTCAGTAATTGTCATAATATCCATAAATCCTGAAAACATGACCGTTGGATCAGCTATTAACGAACCTGAACTATCAAAAGCACCTAATGCCACAGTAAGTGGTCTGCCTTGGTACTGATGATATTTAGCAATTACTAAAAATTCAGATTTAAGTCCTGTAATTGAAACGCTAATGCCAGCCGCAGAAAGGTCTGAACTTTCTGCAATCTCACCAATTGATAAAAGATCGCCAACACCAGTGTAGGTATTGCCCCCATAAGCAAGATCACCAACACCCGACCACACATTTAAATAACTAGGAGAATCATTTGAATCAAACTGCATTCTGACAAAGTAAGCTGGTCGAACAACATCAGCAGTTGTTACACTAACCATTCCGCTTGTTAAATCACGACTCATAACGCTTCCTCACAGGCAAAAGTAAAACCATACAAAGATGTAGAATTGATTGACCAACCAACATCATTTGAGGCCATTCGCCAAAGGCTTTTTGGCAAATTAAAAATAAGAGACTGACCGCTTGCAATAGCAAGTCTTAATGGGGGTTGAAATGATAAAGTGCCAGCGCCAGCAGATTTGTCAGCAGTTACCATGTATAAATAACTGCCATGCTGAAAGTAAGTCCCAGCACTAACCGCTGATGCGGTTGATGTCGTTGTTAAAGATTCTGCTCTTATAGCAGTCGCACCAGATGTTGTTGCACTGGCTGTGCTAGTGTGTAGAGGGTTGCCAAAGGTAAAGGTGTTTTCGCGGCCTTTAAGTCCAACAATAAAGGCTTCTACCGATCTTGCTTGTTCATGGCTTAATGGAGGAAGGGATACTTCAGCTTCCCATCGCGCGCCCTGATGAGCAAACACTTGAGTATCTAAAGTAAAGGGTGATTCTGAAACTGCAACGACTCGCTTTAAGCGCATAGTCATATTCTGCACAGCTACAGAAGGGAAAGATAAGGTTGTCATTGATTATGCTCCAGACATTGCTTTAGAGAAGTTACCACCACGCAATCGAGCATCAGCTACTGCACCTTTAGCCGCTTGAGCAATCTGAGGCATCAACGTTACAATTTCGGCTCGGACAGTGCTTTGTATGCCTGTAGTGACGTTAATAGTTTGATTAACAGTAACAGCAGAGCCAGAATTACCGCCAACAGCATTTTTAAGGTTTTCATTGGTAGCAATACGGCCTGACGTACCCATTGTCAGAAGTTCTGGGCCACGCTCACCGACAAGATAGGATTCACCGCCTCTGACTTGACCGCCTAATGCTCGACCTCCAGCAATAGCTGTACCAGCAACAATACCAGCAGAGGCATAACCCATTGCTTTAATGCCTGAAACAGACGCAAGCCATGCAAATGGCCCACCAATAGCTGCTTGGGTTGAGGCTACTAATGCCGCTTGTTCTGTCGCAACAATTATTTGAGCAATTGCTATTGCTTTTTGTATGGCAAATAGGATTTTAGCTTCTTTAGAGCCTTCTTCGGCAATACCATGAAGACTTGTTGCTATGTTTTGCGCGGATTGCAGGGCTTGATTTTCAATTGTTGCTTTTGCTGCTGCAAGTGCTTTAGCTTCTGCAATCTCTTTATCACTGTCTGCTTTTCGGCTTTCCGCATCTTTTTCTCTTAACTCTTGTCTTTTTTGTTGCGCTGCTGTCTCAATGTCTAAAATTGCTTGAGCGTGTTCTTCTTTACTTATTTTTTCTAAAGCAAGTTGCTCGTTCTCAAAGTTAATCTTTTCCTGTTCTATTGAGTTAATTAAAGCCAGTTCGTTCATTGCATTTTGCGATAACCGCAATAATCTGTTTTGAGTATTTGCTTTTTCTGCCGCAACTTTTTTAGCTTCGGCATCTTGACGATTTTTTTCACGGAGTGCTTCGGCATCTGTCCTAATTTTTTCAGCTTTTACAGCAACATCCATTTCTCTTGCTAAATTATCTTCAGCAGTTTTAATTTGCAACCCTGATGCACCAGCGTCTTTTAATGCTTTTAGTTTTTCTGCTTGTTGTAGTTTTAATAGCTCAACACCTTTAAAACCAACTTTGTTTAAATTAGCAGTTATAGAAATTATTTTTTCGTCGTTCTTTATCTTTTCTTTATCTAGCTCAATCTCTTCTTTCTTTTTAACATTTTTTGCTATTAAACCGTCAATCGTTGTCTTTTGGGTTGCAGTAGCTTCTTTATATGCTTGACTTCCCCTTATAACCGCTTCTTCGGATTTACCTGTAACTCTTATTTCTTCATTTAAACTAGCTATTAAATCTTCTGTTCTTGTTGTTAAATTATCGACAGCTTCTTGCTTCATTTCAATTATTGCTGTTTGACGCTCAATTTGTTGACCTAATAGTAATTGCCTTTTTGCAAAATCCTCATCTGATTCGCTTACTTTTGTTTGTTGGATTACTCCAGGTTGTCCGCCAAATCCAGTAACAGTAGTTTTTTGACCTCTTTCTAGTTCGGCATTTAAATCAGCTAAATTTTCTTTTGCATTTCTAATTTCTTCAGTGACCAGAAATCTTTGGAATGCTTGTGCGGCTGGCCCTAAATCGTCAAAATTATCTCGCAATGTTTTAGCATCATCAGCTAACTCTTTCATAGCCTCGCCAGTTCCAATTAACGAGTTATATAAAGTACCACCAATCATTGCTCCAAATGCTACTAAAGCACCAAGTACAGCACCTCCAGGCCCAAAGATAGAAGCCATTTGCGGCCCCTGTTGACCAATAATAGTAAAGGCACTTGTTCCCATTTGCGCTTGAACTGCTACGTCTTGTAACTGCCATGAAACTTGCTGCATAGAGCCGCGCATAGCTCTAAATGGCCCACCAGTTGCCCCTGCTGACATAGCAGCATCTTTTACTGCTTTAGCTTGTTTTTTGGCTTTGTCAGCAACCTCCATTGAAGATCGCGCTAATGCAAGTTGTTCTTTTGTAGCCCCTGCATCTTTAAGCGCAAGCAGTTTTACTTCGTTAGCACTTAATCCAGCGGCTTTTGCCTGTTGCTTAAAATCATCATTTAATTTTTCTGTTGCTTTTTCTAGCCGAGCAACCTTTGATTCCGTTTTTTCGCCAGTTGTCCCAAAATCCTTTAAATTCTTGGTTCCCTCTTTTACTTCGTCAGTATTAACGCCAACTATTAGCTCAGTTTTATCAACCATAATTATTAATCTCTTGAGAGTGTAAAGCGTCTAAAACAGTAATAGCCTCTACCTCAAATGACGAAAGTTCACCATAAATCTGCATATAAGCAGTAATTTGAGGATAAGTAATACAATCTGGCGCAGAATTTTTTAGTGCGACAAAAATAGACCACAAATATATTAATTTTGGGTCTAACTTGGGCGCATCTTCTAATTCTTTGGGTTTTTTACCAATAGACTTGGCAACTTGATTAAGATTATCAATACGACTGACTTTTGAGCCTTTATCATAGCCACGCGACCAAAATTGCCACTTGGCATACTTAGATAGCTCATTAATCAGCCTTTGATAAAATTTTTCCGGTCGGACACAAACGCATCAATTTGACTTGCGACACTAGGGGCATTAACGTACAAATCTCTAGCGGCTTCTGGCGAGAAAGGTATTTCTTTTTGCCCTTGAGACAGTCCACGCCATGCTTTAGTAATGGCAACAATTAGATCAATTTCACCACCCTCTTCTTCAGCAATCAACTTTCTATGATATGCCCTTACAGCCGTTCTATAAGCCTTAGAATCAACACCCTGAATGGTTATATAGAAATCGGTTTCTTTGCCGTCTAAGGGGCTTACAATGCGTATTTCAGCCCCTTCCTCATGTGCGTCTACTGTATATAGCGTATTAATGTCCATTTTAATCCTCGATCTATGAAATTACGCTGGTACGCGAGTAATTTTGATTTGTGATGCATCGCTAGAGTTATAGAGAGCAACAAAATCTAAAGTTACTGTAATTGCTCCAGGGCCGCTAACTTCAGGGTTGCCAGAGTTATACTTTACTTTAGGTAACAGCACGATGTAGTCATTGCCAGCCGCATCAGTCAACGTAAACTGTATTGCAGATGTAGTTTCAGCAACAAACTTGTCTAACAAGGTTGTATTTTCAAAATAAGCAGTAACAGAACCTGTAACGCTTGATTTACCAATAGACGGTAAAAGCGTGTCAGCAGAGCCAACAACATAAAGTGCTTCCATACCGTTATCAATGTTTAACTCAAGTGCAGTAATAATTGCGATTGCTGAACCACCTTCAGTGATTGAACCTGAAAAAGAGTCAAAAGGTGCGGTTGTAGATTCAGCACTGTAAGTAGCACTACCTAATGCAGAGCCTGATGTTGTAAAACCAGAGCCAATAATGCCAAATGAGCCAGTTACCATTGAATTTGGCGCAACAGATAGCGACATTGTGTTAAATTGACACCCTGTAGAACGCAAATACTTACCAATATCTTGATGGTGACGCTCAACAGTGTAGCTTCTACGTGTTGTGCCAGCTTTTAGGACGTGTGTAGCCCAAGAACCGCACAAAGTAGCTTCTAAAAGTGCATCTAAACCGCCATAAGACAGTTCAAAGTTAATATCACCCGTTACAGACTTGTTTCCATGTCTAAAATGGGCAACCTGTCGATCTTCACGCAATTCTTCTGACTCAACTGCATCTTTTGACAGACCTAAAGTTGTTCCAGTGTGACGAATTGGCGTAAATGAAGGATTAGTTGGAGTTGTTCCAAATGTTGCTTCAACAACATAGGATAGATTGTGGCGTGAGCCAGTAGCGATAGTCATATTTTACCTCGGAGTTACATGAGCCATATAGTTAATAGAGAGTGAAATAATGAAACGATCTTCGTCCCGTATTCCTGTGTTTCTTGATACATTGCCAAGCCGTATGGTTTTTCCATTGCTAGACAAATCTGTACCACGTTTAAAATGGTCGGCTATTGCATCGGCTTTTGTTTCTGCTTCGCCACGCCCTTTACCACTAGGCGCAAATATATCTATTTGGTAGATTCCTATATATTCGTCGATTCCGCTTGTTCCTAATGCCGCTTGAGTTGTCAAAGCTGGCAAAATAGTAGGACGCAAATAAAGCGTATCTTTTACAGGAGTAAATACTGTGTTTTCCCATGCAATAGGCGATGACCCTGCAAGGGTGTTTAATCTTGAATCTAGCGCGGAACTTATGTCTGCAAATATTGTACTCATGCCGCAACCTTTGATTTTGCTTTGTTAAACATTTGGTCAAATTTAGCAATTGAAATGCGAACCATTCCCTGTGGCGCTTGCGATGAATGCGCGCCATATTCTATTCTTTGTGCATAAGGCAAAAGATTAGTAAGAAAGATAGCTTGATCTGGAGCAGAACTTGCAATGACTGATCTCATTGCCGAAATTGTTGCTTCCTCAGACTTGTCTTCAAATGACCACATTCCAGAAGCGGGTGAACCTAATGTGCATTGCCAATTGCTTTTTAAATTACCAGGGACGTAATCTGCTGGAGGTTTGCTTTTCCACAAAGACGGATCACCAACAGGCGTTTGCTTGATGATTTCGGAAAATAACTCAACAGCTACTTCTTTAGGGGTTTCAACAATAAATGCAGTGGCTTTATTAGTAAATTGTTTAAGATCGGCAGTGAAGGTCATAAAAAACGTCCGTACCCGATGGGGATTCTGTTGCAACGCTCATAACCCGATATGTAACCGAGTCAAACGTTAACGTGTCATTAATAACTGGGACTGTGACCCCTGATTGCGCTAATAAACGCACATCATTGTCTTGAATGTTGTCTCCAGCCTTTTCAAAGGCGTTAAATTGCGCTCTTACAGCCTTTAACGTGTAATTGGTACTTGAACCTGTCGAATATGCACCAGTTGCAGGGTTAAATGTACGTCCAGACAGTCGAGTAATGACTGCATCCGCACCAAAGTTAGTAATTAACTGGGTGGCCGTTTTTTTTAACGAGTTGTAATCAAACACGCTTCACCATCTTCGATCTATGGGTTAATTTAGCTAACTTGGTATCGACAGCCTTTAAAAAAGTCACGGCTCTAGCTTGTTGGGCATATTCAACCTCTAAGCTGCCAACTTTCTCTTTTACTGTCTCTCTTGCTTGATTATCAAGTGGATCAACGCCAGCACCTACGGCAATAGCGGTTTCCATTTGAGCATCTTTTAATAATTGGGGGATTTCGTTATTTTCAATGTAATAGTTGTTGACCATTACGCCATAACGGGGCCACATAAGGGCTTGCGCTTCTGTACCCTTAGTACCTAAAAAATCTTTACTTTCTATGTAATCCATCGCACGAATTAGCAATACAGCCGCAGTTCCAGTGACCGTAAGACCTCGATCTGATGCATAGGTAGCTAACTCAGCCTCACTCGCATAAGAATTAGCAGTAGTAGAGCCTGAACCTGTTTCAACGACGATTGTTGCCATAATAACCTCAATAAAAAGCCCCACCCCCGAAAGGATGAGGCTAGTCTTATTTAACCAAGTAACAATGCAGTATGCTCTGGCTTGATGTTTTTAACACCCCAAGCTAGACCAACTTCATAACGTACTTTTCTGTAGCCTTTGTACATGGAGAATTCCATGCTAAGACCTGATCGTGGATCAGTAATCACGATTACATCTGATGCCATGTCACCCTCTTGAGGACGGGCTGGCGCACGCGCAGCAAGAACAATCGCAGAGCGATTAAATGCCATGTTACGTGCAGATGCAGCAACAATAGTAATTGCTTTGTCACCAACAGGAAGTGCTTGTTGCAATCCTGGGGCAGCAAGAACAATAGTTGCACCAGATACAGCACCAGCACCAGTAACTACAACGTACTTGTTAGAATCGCCAGCAAAAGTGATTACATCACCAGCTAGGATAGTTCCAGTACCAGCAGCTTTTAGTACGATGCTAGTAGAACCAACAGCGTGTCCAGCAGTAGTAACAGCATTAGCAGAAGTACCAACAGCAGCAACAGTATTAACCTGTGCAGACTCTCGGATAGGCATTCCGTTAATGTCCAAAAGGACACCTTGACGCAAGATAGAATCACTTCCAGCATCAGCAACGTTTGCTTGCTTGCCTAACAGGTTTACACCAGCAGCAGTGTTAATCACTAACTGGTTGTCCTGTAGAGGCGCACCATTGTCTTTCAGGATTCTAAGTGCATTTGAAGCATCAGTGTAGTCGTTAGCTGTTCCAAATGGAGTAGTACCAGCAGCACCGTGAGCGCGAGAGAAAGTTGACTGCAAACCACACAGATCAGTTTCTACTTCGTTGGTCACAGCACGAATAGCCTGTGCAATTTTGTTAGCACGTACACTTCCGTATCCAGCACCAGTGTTCAGACCTTTTTGATCTTCTCCGTTAAAACCAAACTCAGCCGCACGCGACTTAGTAATAGTAATATCGGTAAAACCAGAAGTCTGCCCAGTAGGATCAGGTACAACCATTGCTGGGGTGATGTTTCCAACGTTTCCAGCAGGTTCAACATCAACACGAATAGCTTGCCCAACTTGAGCAGTATTTGCAGATGCGTTCATAGTAGCGGATGGGATCATTCCAGTTAATTCTCTAGAAACAATGTCCAACGCTTCGTAAATTTCGGGGACTAGACCCGTAATAGTATTCTCAGCCATGTTAAATTACCTTTTTAATAAACAGTGCCGCCAGATTTGATGTATTTCATTCTGTCGGCTGGATTAAACGCCTCAAATTCAGCGCGTGATTTAGTTTTTGCGGCACTGCCACTATTGTTGCCACCAGTAGCACCGCCACCAGAAGATTGATTGCCCTTTAGGAGCGAGGCAAACCGTGAATCATTCTGGAATTCGTTGCGTAAATCGTCCAAAGATGAAATTGTTAGGTTGCCATTACCATCAGTCACCTTTAACTCACCTTCCTGATATTTCAGTCGGGTATTGATAAAAGTGCTTAATAGGTCAACATTTGAACCCTCGGCTAAATCAGCCGCTATTTTCATAGCAGCATTACCTTTTTTCTCGGTTTCGATCGTGCCTTGCAGTTCGTTTAACGTTTGTTGCGTTGTTTGAAGTTTCTCGGAAGATGATTTGTACAAAGACTCAAAATCACCGCTTTCTTTTGCTAAACGGTCTTTATCCGCTATCGCATCAGCCTCGGCCTTGCGCTTTGCTTCTTTTGCGCTTTTGGTTTCGGTTAGTAATTCATCGTTTTTGTTTTTGACTGCTTGAAACTGGTTAGATAATTCCTCGTTAGAGACTTTTAAGCTGTTAATTTCTTCTTGCAGTGCATTTACATCTACTTCGTTTTCTTCACTCATGGGTATTACCTTTTTTTGGTCACAAACCAAGCGGCCACAGACCGCCTCATATCAAGGGACTAGCCCTTAAATTCTTAAATATTTGTCTTTGGAGCGACTTAATTAAAAGTCAAGGAAAAAGACCTGCACGAAACAGGTCATTTTTGTGTATTTCTGTGAGGGTTTTTAGTTAATTTAAATAGGGTTATAATGCTAACGGTTTAGTTAGTTATGGCCTTAAATGTAAAAATTCACTCGCGCTTTATGAATAGAAACGCTCATACGATCTTTCTGTCTAGTCTATTATGAGGTCTGATTTTGGCGCGCTATTAATAAGTGGTTGCATTTTCTTGGCTCTACTTACTAAACCCATAGGCAGAAAGGTCACTTAATATTAGTTCGGCACTTTTAGCTCAGTTTTGGGCTATTGATTGCCGATCTCTTGTTCTACGGGTATGACAGGCTCTATTTCGACGACTTCTGCATCGCTATCAATCTCTTGGTCGGTGCGTTCAGCATCTAATATGTTGCCCTTCCGCAGTAGGTCACGAATATCAGTTTTACCGATTACACCTCGATCTTGCAGAACCATTGCTTGCGCTAACATTTGAGGGTCAATAGTCGCATCGTAGAATTCTTTGTTGATGTCTAGGGTAATGTCACCCTCACCGCCCATAAATTCACCAAGCCATGAAAGGGCTTTTTTAAACCCCTGTTCAACGTTAACAATTAATGAGCCTAGTTTAGAATTTTGACCAGCAAATCGAATCTTTGCCGCTTCCGCTGTTTCCGAACCTGTAGAGTCTTGAATAATGCGCGTACCAATTTTGACCATTTGTTCTTCTTTTAACTCCATACCTCGCTCTGGCATCTGATTCGGTGCAGCTTGGAGTAGTGATGCATTAGCATCAAGGGGCAGTAACAGGCCAGATCGGGAACCAAGTTCTATACCATTGCTAAAATTATCATCAGCCCATGATTGCGTTAAACCAGCAATGACAGGGGTTGGCTGGCCTACAATAAAACTAGATTCCTCATAGTCAGCAGAGTTTCTATAGTGAGCAATATTGACTTCTGCTATGTCATATAGGGGGGCTTTATCAGATGTCTCATCGTTATTAACAGAGCCTATGAACTCAAACGGTATTACATCCCATGTCGAGCCGTTAGATTTTCGGGGTACGATGTCATCAGAGACTAGCTGGTTGTTCTCATCGTATAGTCTTTGGGTGTAGACACCCTCAACCAGTAACAAAACGCGGTGGTACATACAATGTTCTACGTCGAACGGATCGCTATCAAGGGGTTCTATCCTTGGCTCTTGCAGCACAACCAATGTTAATTGTTTGACCCCGTTTACAACTTCACAACGCCAATTAATGACAGATTCTGCTGGATAGGCTAAT